TGAGCCGGTACGTCCTGATTATATCCCAGAGAAATTCTGGAAGGACGGCAAGGCCGATCTCGAAGGCCTAGCCAAGAGCTACGCCGAACTGGAAACGAAATTCAGCGCACCCAAGGAACCCGCTCCTGAAGTCAAGGAAGAGGCTCCGAAGGTCGACGCAGAAGGCAAGATCGTAAAGCAGGAAGAGGCTGCCGCAGAGGCGAACCCCCTGACCGACGCGATCACCGCAATGCAGACCGAATGGGCTGAGAAGCAGGAAGTTTCTGATGACACCTTCAAGTCCCTCGAAGACCTTGGCGTACCCCGCCAGATCGCCGAGACGTACCTCGAAGGCGTCAAGCTCATCCAGCAGCAGGCTTTGGATTCCATCCATAGCTTTGCCGGTGGTGAAGAGGCCTACAACCAGATGGCAAACTGGGCAGCTGCAAAGCTGACCGATGCCGAACTGGATGCCTACAACGCAGACATCGCCGACCCGGCGCGTCGTGAGAACGCAGTGCGCGGTCTCTACGCCCGCTTCTCGGCTGCAGTTCCATCGGAAGGCAAAATGATCGTCCCGAACAACGGCTCGGGTACGGGCGGTGACACATACAGCTCTCGTGAAGAGTTCGTGGCTGACACCAAGAACCCTGCCTACAGCACCGATGCGAAGTTCCGAGCTGAAGTAGCGGCCAAGCTGGCCCGCTCGCAGCAGCAGGGCTTCAAGGTAACCGACCGCCCTCTCTTCGAGAAGCGCGTCGTACAAAATTGACCCCCGAGGCCTCTGATGTTCCCTGACGGGGGACCATCACGCACACTAAGGGGCGGCTAGAACCTCCCGACGGGGAGAGGCCGAGGAGCGCAGGTCCCTGTCCCTTCCACCTGCAACACCCTCAAGCTGGCAGCGTATGCGAAGGCTTGGGGGTTTTTTACCTGAACCAAGAGACAACCTCTTTCGCTCGGCCCCTGCGGGGACAACCGAGGGACCGGAAGTGGCCTTGAGGAGATGGAAGCAACCCTCAACCACAACTCCAAAATAAAGTAGGAAACAATGGCAAACTCTACGCCTAACTTCCCCGGTCAGAATCTGGGTGCTGGTGATACCCGCGCCCTTATGCTTGACCTGTATGCGGGTGAGCTGATTGGTGCGTTCGAAACCGCAACCATCCTCCGCGACAAGCATCAGTCGAAGACCCTTGCAAAGGGCAAGTCGTTCAAGTTCCCCGCCATCTGGCGAGCAGGCGGTGGCTACCACACGCCGGGTACCGAGCTGACTGGCCGCACCATCAACCACACCGACATCACGGTTACCCCGGACGACAAGCTCGTCTCGGACGTGTTTATCTCGGACATCGACGAAATCCTGAACCACTTCGACGTGCGCCAGCCGTACATGAAGGAAATGGGTTCGTTCCTCGCCCGTCACTACGACATGAACATCCTCCGCACCATCCTGAAGGCTGCCCGCTCGGGTGCGCTCTTCACTGGTGACCAAGGTGGTTCGGCTGTCGTCAACGCGAACCTCGCGACCGACGGTGCTGCCCTGATCGATGCCGTCTCTGCTGCGAAGCAGGCGATGGACGAGAAGGACGTTCCGATCAACTCGATGCCGGTCCACGCGCTCTTCAAGGCTGCCCAGTGGTACCTGATGGCTCGTACCGACAAGAACCTGAACCGTGACACCAATGGTGGCGGCGCGAGCATCCGCTCGATGACCCTGACCACCATCGACGACATTCAGGTCCACAAGTCGAACCTCGCCAACGAAGTCTACGGTGTAGACAACACCGTTGGTGACTACATCAGCGCAACAAGCGAGAAGTTCATCCCGTCCTACTACCGCGCCAAGTTTGGCACGACCGTAGGTGCCGTATGGACTCCGATGGCTGCTTGCTCGGCTCTCGTTGAGGACGTGAAGTTCCAGATCGAGGACCAGCCTCGTAAGCAGGGCGCTCTCATGATCGCCGCGCTGACGACCGGTACCCGTACGCTTCGTTCGAAGTGTGCCGTGGAGCTTCGGACGGGTGCAATCCCGGTAGTATAAGCCGCCTTGGGGCCATTTCAGTTTCAGAACTGGAGTGGCCCCTATTTTTTCCAAGGATGTATATGTCAGATACCCCACGGGTCTCCCGTGTGGGAGACAATCCGAACACCCTGCGATCAGCAACACGGTATCTAGAAGGAAGGGGTCATTATGGCACTGATTGAAGCCACGACGGAGCTTGAAGCCGTCAACTCGATGCTACTATCAATCGGTCAAGCGCCGGTTTCCTCCCTCGCCGTCACAGGAATCAGGGACGTGAATATCGCACGTACTCTCCTGAAAGCGTCCACGCGCCGCTGCCTAGTGATGGGTTGGGATTTCAACACAGACGACACCTACGAAATCCAGCCAGGCACCAACGGTCTCTGCGTGGTCCCTTCCGGTGCCCTGTCGGTTGACGCCTCGTCGAAGTACGAGCGTCTGACACAGCGCCGCCACCCTTCGGGAAGCATGGCGTTCTACAGCAAGGATAACCAGTCCTTCGTCTTCACCGCTCCGGTCTCCGCAAAGATCGTCTGGGGCTTCGCCTTCGAGGACCTGCCAGAAGCAGCTCGGAACTACATCGCGACCTATGCGGGTCGTCGGTTCCAGAGCCGTGTTGTCGGCAGCCAAATCCTCGACCGCTTCGAAGAGGAAGATGAACTGAAAGCATGGGTCACGCTGCAGCGCGAAGAACGCCGCACAGCTGACACCAATATGTTCCGCAACTCCCCCACCCTCCAAGGCTTTGGAGACAGGAGCTACTAATGAGCTTACGACGTCGCGTCCTACCGGCGCTCTATAACGGTGTCTCGCAACAGCCTCCGATCTTGCGGTCTTCGGACCAGACCGAGGATGAGACGAACACTTGGGCGATGATGGCCGAAGGCGTCGGCAAGCGTCCCCCCACAGAACACCTAGCAATCCTCTCGGGTGTAAACCTCACGAACGCCTTGGTTCACCACATCAATCGCGATGTGACTGAACGATACATCGTGGTGATCTCCCAGACTGGTATCCGTGTGTTCGATCACGCAACTGGCGTGGAGAAGACGGTCAATGCACCGGGTGGCTTTGGCTACCTCACTGGTGGCTCCTTCAGGGCCGTTACGGTGGCTGACTACACCTTCATCGTGAACGCCAACAAGGTGGGCGCACTGGCTGCAGCTGGCGCCGATGCGTCCTATGACCCGGGCTATTACCGCTGGTTGAACACTCGACCAGTATCGGCCACCGGCAACCTCGCATACGATGATGTATGGGGCGGTGCGGTGAGCGGTGCTGCGCTCCAATATCAACCGAACTTGGCAGGCGGCACCTTTGCAGGTGAACTCGCCAGTATCGAGAAGCTGCCCGAGACGGCACCTGACGGCACCATGTACAAGATCGTCGGCTCTGCAGAGAGCGGCTTCGCTTCCTACTACGTTCGCCGGAAAGGGGCCGTGTGGGACGAAACCGTCGCCAATGGTCTCCGTAATGCTCTGGACGCTACAACGCTCCCACACGCGCTTGTACGGGAACCTAACGGCACATTCACTTTCGCTCCCTTCTCATGGGCCAACCGCACGGTGGGCGATGAGAACAGCAACCCCCCTCCGACATTCATCGGGCGGAAAATTCAGGACGTGTTCTTCTACCAGAACCGCCTTGGTTTCCTCGTGGACGAGAACGTGGTGTTCTCCTGCGCGGGCGACTTCGGCAACTTCTGGCGCAACACGGTCCTCGACTACATCGCCTCCGACGTCATTGACGTTGCGGTCACCACCGCGAACGTGGCAATCCTCAACTATGCCCTGCCGTTCAACAACGGTATCATGGCGTTCGCCGATCAGACCCAGTTCTCGATCACGAACAGTGAGGACGGCCTGACACCGGAGAGCATCGCAATCCGCCCTGTCACGTCCTATCAGGTCAACACACGGGTTCGCCCAGTCACCCTCGGAACCGAGGTGTACTACTGCGGTGACCAGAACGGCTCCTCAATCGTTTGGGAGTATACCCGACAGGATGATGTCGACAGTCTGGCTGCAGCTGAAATCACAGCTCACTGCCCGAACTATCTCCCTGCCGGTCTCACCAAGCTGATCGGCGCAACCAACAGCAAGGCACTCTTCGCCATCACCGGCACCCGCTACGTCTTCACCTACCAGTACTACTGGAACGGGAATGAGAAGATCGTGAGCGCGTGGCGCAAGTGGGACTTCGGTGACCCTGTGGTCGCTGGCGAGTTCATTGACGACAGCCTCTACCTCCTCATCAATCGCTCCGGTGTCCTGCACCTTGAACGAATGAATATCGAGGATGGTGCGAAGCCGACCGAGCAGGACTTCCAAATCTATCTGGACCGGCGCGTGAAGCTCACAGGTTCGTACAACCCGGCAACGGGACGGACGACCTACATCTTCCCGTATGCGCCCAACCAGTCGAAGGTTCGGCTCATCCGCAGCAAGACCCACCCGACAACCCCCGGTGCCCTCGTGAACCCCGCAGGATACCAATGGGGCAACGCCACGACCTTGACGGTCCTCGGTGAAGAGCCTGTTGATGTAACCGCTGGTGAGCTTTTCGAGCAGCGTCTGGTGTTCTCGCGGCAGTTCCCTGTGGATTACCAAGGTCGCCCGGTAACGACTGGCCGGTTGCAGATGCGGACCTTCACGGTCTACTTCAGCAACACTGGCTTCTTCCGTACTGAGGTGCGTCCTTATGGGAACGCAACGGACCCGCAGATCGAAGAAATCGTTCCTGCCAAGATGACGGACTTCACTGGTCGCGTCGTCGGCTCACAGGAACTCACACTCAACACGCCCACGTTCGAGACTGGCAGCTACAGCTTCCAGATTTACGGGGATGCAGCTCAATGCCGCATTGCCCTGACGAACGATACCCATGTCGGTGCGACATTCGTGTCGGCTGAATGGGAGGGCTTCTACTTCTCAAGGGCATCATGACGATAACAGTCCACGACCTTAGCCAGATCGACCCCGGTGTGGTTGAGGCGTGGCTGCTACACATAGCGGATAACCTCCGCCAGTCTGACCTCGACGAGATCGAAGCAATGTCTGGAAGAGACCCGACGGAGACCGTATTCGGCTCTGTGGGTCTCTCCTCACACGCTTACGTTGTCACAGATCGTGACTTCATGCCTGTCGCCGTGTTCGGCGCAGCGCCCTACCCCCTGCCCGGTGTCGGGATTGTGTGGATGGTGGGCACCCCCGGCATTGACCGGGAAGCACTCGCAATCGGACGCGCCTCACGCGCAGCGTTCAACCGGCTCAATGAAGCCTACCCGATTGCTCTCTGGAATTACATCGACGACCGGAACCACCTCTCGAAACGCTGGCTGCGTTGGGGCGGTTTCAAGGAGATCGATACGAAACCCATGGGTCCAAAGGCCCTACCCTTCACCCTATTCTCAAGGACCTCACTAAATGTGTGACCCGATCACCATCAGCGCCGCCATTGGTGTGGTGTCGGCTGCCGCCAGTGGCGTGGCCCAGATCAAATCCGCCAAGGCCCAGACGAAGGCTATCCGGGCGCAGCAGGCTGTTGTTCGTGAAGAGAACCGCCAAGTTGCCACCGCAGAGACCTTCGATCTCATGCGAGCCTCCCGTCGTGAACAAGCGAAAATCCGCACCACAGCTGGTGAGGCAGGCCTTGCTCTCAATAGCGGCTCGGTCGAAGCCCTCCTCCGCGACAGCGCGATGCAGGGTGAGCTGGCACGAGACCGTGTACTGGCGAACCTCGAAAGCCGTCACAGCGCGGCAACCGCAGAAGCCTCGTCGGCTCTCTCACGTATTCAGAAGCCCACAGCCCTCGGTGTTGGTCTCAACATCGCCGCCGCAGGTGCGGAAGGTTGGGCGAATATCGACGCAGCGAAACTGAAGAAGGCGCAGCCGCCTTCCGCATCCTAAAGGAACACCATGGCTGAACTATCACGCAACCAGCTCCGCAACCCCGGTGCTGACCGACGCCAGCGGAGGAACAGCCTCATCCCTGATCGCCGGGATACAGATGCTCCGGTACGCCGCGCAGCGAATGAAATCCGCAGTGGCACCCGAGGTGACGTTGGTGGAGCCGAAGCTCTCATGCAGCTGGCACGGCAGGTCAACGGTACGGCCAAGGCCTTCGCTGACCGCGATGCTATCCTGTTCGCCAATAAACAGCGCGAAGACACAGCAGCCGGTGCTATGGATTTCCAGAACGGCAAGGTGGACCCAGTAAAGTTCAAGGAGAGCATTGCCTACAGCTCTGCAGTCTCCATGGGCCGCACACGCCGCGACTGGTACAAACATATCGAGACCACCGACGACGTGGTCAAAGCGGCGATGAACAGCCCGGAAGCGATGGAGGCGAAGACCCCCGCAGAACGACAAGCGATCATTGACGCAGCTCTCGAACAGCACATGGCCACATTCGGTCTCGACCCAGAGGACAACTCCAAGGCTCGTGACTTCGGTACACCCGACGCCCAGTACTGGGTGGCAGATCAGATGGCCCAAGTCCGTGCCAAGGTCCAATCGACGGCATACGCCCAGATCGAGAAGGACTTCAGCAACGAGGCGGTGAACAACGAGTCCGAGGTAATCCGTGGCAAGATACGCAACGGTGAGCCGGTAGACTTCGAAGAACACATGAGGGCACTTCCGGGGTTCGCCAATCGTGGTGAAGCCAAGGCAGCGTTCCTGACCGTCTTCGATGGTGAGATCAAAAGCATGGAAGAGGAAGCAATCCAGCTCCTCGAAACTGACCCTGCAGCTGCTCTCGAAATGCACAACAAGGCCCGCAGTACCCGCAAGGCACTCGAAGCCTCCCGTCTGAACCCCGTCAAGTCACCGGCTGTCCAGCAGGTTGATGTATCGGCGTCCAACAGCGCGGCACCTGCAGAGGCACCGAAAGAACCTTACGTCCCGAAAGGACCGGCAGGTTCCATCACCACCGGCCTACGAGCTGAAGGTATGTCCGATGCAGTCATTGCTGGCTTCCTTGGTAACTTCGAACACGAAAGCGCCCTCGGCCAGAACAAGAACTCTGGTGATGGAGGTACAGCCCACGGTCTAGCGCAGTGGCGATACGAGCGCGTTGACAACTTCAAACGGGTCATCGGCAAGCATCCCAAAAGTGCAACCCTCGCGGAGCAGGTCCGGTTCGTTGCTTGGGAAATGAAGAACCCCGAGAAGGCTGGCATGACCGTCGCGCAGCGCGATAGCATTCTGGCTGCCAAGACGCCTGAAGAGGCGGCAGAGCTGATCGACAAGTACTACGAGCGTTCCAACGGTAAGAGCCGCCGGGACCGCGCCAAAGCGGCTCGCAGGTTTGCTGCAGAAGGTCTGGCAGGTGGTTCGGAAACAGTAGCGGCTGCTGACCCGTCGGTAACAAACCCAGAGAGCGCGATCTCTCTCCTCGATAAGATGCCCAATGCGGCCAACGTCAAAGCGCCTGAAGGTGCATATTCGTTGACCCCAGAGGAGCGCGAGAAGTTGGCCATCGGTCGCCGTACCGCTGACGAACGCTTTAACAAGGCATTCGAAATGGCTCGCCGCGAGAAGCAGTCCGAACAGGCAGACTCGTTCATCCTCCGGCTCTCCGGTGTTGGACCAACGGTCACCGCTACGGACGTCCGCGAGGCTATGCGGGATGGAACCATCAGCGCCCGCGACGGTCAGTCGATGCTCGGTTTGATCGAGCGTGAGTACGAGGAAGCTGAAGCGGCAGTTCGCCGGTCAACCGAAGAGGAAGAGCAGGCAACCAACGAGGCTCGCGAAGATCGCATGGAGACGTTCACCAACTCTCTGATCGCGCCACTCACACGGGGTGTTATCAACCCGGCGACCGCCCGTACCAAGATACTTGATGCAGCAGCAAAGGAGTCCGACCCGGTTGTCCGTGCTGCGATGCTTAATCAAGTGGAGACGGTCAACAAGGTTGCCAAGCTGAACGCTGAGAACCCTGAAGTCCGTAAGACGGCAGCTACTATCCAGAGCTGGTCGAAGACGTACTTCGAGGACATCAACCAGTTCGTGACGCCGAGCAGGCGACCGGAAGTTCAAAAGGAAATCGAAAAGGTGATGAACACTTGGATTTCCAAGATGACTGACGGTGACGTGTCTGCCGCTGGTGTTGAGGCTTATCGCGAGAAGGCGGAAAAATACCTCGACGACTACGTGGCTAAGATCATGGCCCGCGAGAAGGCTCGTACACAGCCTGTGAAACAATAAGGAACAACCATGCCTAGTGCCGAATATCAATCCAAAATGAAGAGCTTAGGTCCCGGTACGGTAAAGACCGAAACCGAAGACCGCCGCTCCGAAATCAAGGAGCGTATGCGCCGTGAACGGTCGGAACGCTGGTCCATAGTAAATATGGCCGATGCCGCCGTCCTTGGTGCAGCTGACACGCTGACCCTTGGCTTCATGGATGAGATCGGCGCTGGGCTGGACTCCGTGTTTAAGGGTAAGGACTACGACGACGCGCTGCAGGAGCAGCGGGCATTCTTCGAAGTCTCGCAAGAGCAGAACCCCTTCTCCCTACTATCCGGCCAGCTCGCTGGTGGTCTCGCCCCGTTCCTTGGATGGGGTGGCCGCAGCGTCTCTGCCATGACTGCATCTGGTGCAGTCTATGGTGGCCTGTATGGCCTCGGTTCGGATGAAGGTGGTATCACCGAACGACTTGACGGTGCCCTCGACGGCGCTGGTTATGGCGCTCTCGGTGGCTTCGTCCTGTCCACCGCAATTATCCCTCTGGTCTCCAAAGGTTCCCGCAAAGCCCTCTCGGTAATGCGCCGGGGCAAGACGCCGGAGATCACCGCAGATGACCTGAAGTTCACCGACGATCTTGTCGATAACGCACAGACTACGGCTCCACAGCCACTATCTGCGAACCAAATAGCTGGCAAGCTGGCTGACCCTGATGCCATGGCTTCCAAGCTGCTCGATGAGTTCGAGCCGGGTACGCTGGTGTCCGCTCGTGAACTTCTGGGTGACCCTCAAGCTGCCATGAAGGCGATTGAGAAGCGCCTTGGCAAGATGTCGGATGAAGAGGCAGTTGCCCTCGTTCGGCAGATCGATGAAGCAGAGAAGACCGGCAAGCTGGCAACAAACCCGCACTACCGCTCCATCCTCCGCATCGCAGCAACCGCTGATGAACTCGACCCAGAGAAGGCAGCTACTGTCGGTGAGATCATGGAATACGCGACCAGAGCCTTGGCCAAGAAGGCTGGTATTGGTCCGAAGACCTTGGATAGCATCGAGAAGAAGGTGGACGAGGAGATCAAGAAGGGTCTCTCGATCAAGGACACTGAGGCTGCTTACGATAAAGCTCGTGACGCTGAAGTCACCGCAAGGGTCCAGCAGATCAATATGTTCCTCCAAGCAGGACGTATGGCAGCTGCCCGTGAGAAGATTCTCCCGAGGGTCCTAGCTGGTGAAGAAGGTGCCCGTGAGGAGCTGGTGAAGAAGGTTGCTGACGCAGCTTACCATTACACCCTTGCTCGTGGTGTCCTGTCATCGGCAGGTCGAACTCTTGGCGTTCTCTCCCATGGGACCAAGTCCCGCAATATCGAGATCACCGAGCAGTTGAGCCGGGAAGCAATCCAAGCCCGCATCGCCGAAAGCATCAAAGAGATGGGCGATGAAGGTCTGAAGGACCTCATGAAGAGGGTGGGTCGTATGGACCTGACCGAGGAAGTGATCGACACTCTCCTCGACCCGAAGGAAGCTAAGGCATTCACCGTCTGGCAGCGCACCATCGGTACCCTTTCACAGGCCCTCCGTTCCACCGGACTTACCCAGATGACCGCCGCGATCAACGTGATAGGCGCTTTGAGCAACGACTTCTTCCGTAACGAGTTGGGCAAAGGCAAGGCGATCAAGAACCTGATGAAGGCTGGCCGTGTAACCGAGGCGGAAGCCCTGCGCTTCGAGCGTATGGCAGCACGAGCGGTTTACTGGAAAGCCCACCGTGAAGGCCTCAAGGCGTTCATGAACCGGGTGAAGTGGGAATACTGGAGCGACGTGGAGCGTATCGCAGCGGTCGGATGGGGACCCGGAAAGGTCGCCGCGAAGGCCCGCCTGAAACGCGAGACAATGCTTCAGAACGGTTTCGTGCTGAACCAGACACGCGAGTTCGCGGACGCACCTCGTCTCAATATCCAGAACACCGACGCATTCAATGAGTACGTGGGTGAACTCAAGAGAGACGGCGGGGCATTGGGAAGCATCGCTTATCACATCGAACGCGCCCGCGCCGTGGTGGCAAACACAACCGACGCCCTCCTTGGTTCTCAGATCAAGACCTTCACGGCAGCGCCGGATGACTGGGGCAGAGAGTTCGTCCGCTTCAAAGAGACCTACGTGCAAGCAACACGCTTCGCTGTACAGGAAGCGCAGAAGCTGAACCTGAACCCGAAGCAGTTTTCCGCTTACGTACAGGCCCGCGCCAAGGACTTGGCGGAAATGCCGAACTCTGAAATCCTCGACCGTGTTGAGTCCTCGTTCATGCAGACCGGCGATCTCAACGATGAGGCTGCATTCCTCCGTGATCTTCATAAGATGGCGAACGATGAGGCCGAACAGGTTTTGTTCCTTGACGGCCCGCAGACCAAAGTCGGTCAGCGAGTTGCTGGCCTCCTAAACCTCGACAAGATCGGTCTGATCTTCCCGTACGTAAACACCCCCATTCGTTTGTTCGAGCAGGGTGTGGTTACATACGGTCCCTTTGGGAAGTTCACCAAGGAGATCAAGAAGATCATCGAGAAGGGTGGTGTCGAAGCAGAACTGGCCAAGGCCCGTGTCGAAGTCGGTACCCAAATCTTCTCCGTCGGTGTCTTTGCAGGCCTCACAGGTGCCATCACGGCATCCAACGGTGGCTTCCAGAACTCCGCGAACCTCGACGCAGGTCCTCCAATGCGCCTCAATCTCCCCGGCGGTGGCTTCATAGAAGTCAGCCGGTTCGACCCGTTCTCCTTCACTGTTGCTATGGGTTCGATCATCGGTCAAGCCCTACGGCAGGGATGGGACGATAGCGCAGACTACGAGATGGCTGAAGTCATCCGTGGTGCTTTGTCGACCGCTGTTACGGGGGCCTACGAGTCCATCCTGTCCAAGGCTTACATGAAGACCGTGCAGGAGACCTTGGAGGCCGTTTCGGATATACAGAACGGCGATTGGTCTGGGTTTCAGAAAATCCTTCAGAACGGTGCTGTGCGCCTCATTCCGTTTAGTGGTGTGTCCCGCCAGATCAACGACACCTTCCGCGATAGCGCGGCTGAGAGTGTTGGTTGGGCTGACGCGATGCTACGCGCTATACCCGGTATGGGGTGGGGGCTTGCCCCCCGCATCGACCCTCTGGGCGATGAGGTTAAACCGAGAGAGATCGGCTTCAACTTCGGCAACGCCAATCTAACGGAAGGCAGACCGATCAGCCCGGTGAAGCAACAACTTCGCGAACTCGGTATCGACATCAACACCCTCCGCAAGTCTGACCCAGACGGCTTCGATCTCACCAGTGAGGAGCTTTCAGAGGTCCGGCGGATACGTGGAAAGGAAGCCCTCAATGAGGATGGCCTGACCATGGAGGAGGCTCTGGGTTCACTCTTCGCTGACCCTTGGTTCCAAACGCTTCGTCGTAAGGAAGACAAGAGGAAGGCGGTGGTGGAAACCATGGCCGAGTTCAACAAGCCCGCTTGGGAAATCCTAGAACAGCGCAGCCCGACCTATGCGGGCAAGAAGGCGTACAACAAGTCGTTGCAGGACTACATCGCAATGAACCTCGAAACCCGACAGGCAGAACGCTTGGCGGAGAGAGATGTTCAGGCGCTAGGCCTGCCACTCGAATAAGGAGACATCTTGACACAGCCACTCGTCACCTACGTGGCGGCAGCAGGGCAGCGGGACTTTGACGTCCCGTTCCCCTACATTGCACCGCAGGACGTAGAGGTCCGTGTTAATGGCTCCCTAGTTCCAACCTTGGAGTGGGTGACGCAGTCGCGCTTGCGGCTCGCCACCCCTCCGGGGGCAGGAGCCACGGTCGAAGTCCGCCGTAACACACCTATCTCTCAAGCCCTCGTCGACTTTCAGAACGGGGCCATCCTCACCGAGGAAGATCTAAATTTAGCCATCAGGCAACTCCTGTTCAATCAGCAGGAGATCGAGGCATTCTATCAAGGCAAGCTGGAACAAGCGATTGTCCGGGTCGGTAACGCGAATGGCGTGACGACCTCTCCTGAAGGCCTCCTCAACGAACTCGCAAGCATGGTACTGGGCAGCGCTCTTCTCGCTACCTTCCAACAGCGCATCAATGACATCGACAATAACTCGGCATTGATCGCGATCTTGGACGCCTCGCTCGATCAGACGAACGCAACCATCGCGAACCCCCTGTCCGGTAACAGTGCCCTCAAGTCGGCGCTGGACGTACTGCGGTCTGACCACCAGAGCCTTTCAGGCGTCGTCAACGGTCTAATCAATCTGGGCAACGGCGCAGGTATCGCGACGGTCATTCAGAACGAAACCGACGCACGTATCTCTGGTGACGCAGCTCTGGCAGCAACCATTGCCCTGATCGGCGCAAAGAGCGGTGACGCCCTGTCGTTCATCCTCGATCTCACCAAGGTCAAAGTCTCACCTACCGAATCCCTCGGTACCCGGCTGACGACCATTGCGTCATCGATCTCGAACAACGCAGCTGCAATCACCAACGAGTCCACCGCAAGGACCACAGCGATCTCCGCAGAGGCAACCGCGAGGCAACAGCTCGGTGCAGCTCTCCAGACCGCTATCAATAACGAAGCGGCCACCCGGAGCGCGGCAATCACCGCAGAGCAGAACGCTCGTGCCACCGCAATCGCTGCAGAGGCATCCGCACGGCAGCAGCTCAACACGACCCTGACCAACGCCATCAACGGCGAGGCAACCACTCGTGCAGCTGCGATCGTGACTGAGCAGAACGCCCGGTCCACCGCAATCGCATCTGAAGCTACGGCTCGACAGAACCTAGCTGCAGCCCTCACGGCTGACATTGATGCAGTTAAAGGACAGGTCGCTACGGTGTCCGCGCAGGTGACCTCAGAGGCCACTGCAAGGGTCAACGGTGACAACGCTCTGGCCAATACGATCTCCCTGATCGGTGCCAAGAACGCCAACGGTACTGCATTCATCCTGAGCGACAGCACGGTCCAGCTGACCGGGGGTGTATCCCTCGCCTCACGCCTGACCGGCCTGCAGACGCAGATCAGCTCGAACACCTCGGCTATCGTCAACGAGCAGACAACCAGAGCGAATGCTATCTCGGCGGAAGCGGCTACCCGCAACTCCCAGATCGCTGCGTTTAAACTCGACCTTGAGAACCAGATCGCATCGGTGTCAGCTGCAGTGTCCACAGAGGCAACCACAAGGGCCAATCAGGACTCCGCTTTGTCCTCGCAGATCACCACGGTCAGCACTTCGCTGAACGGCCTGACTGCTACGGTCAACACCCTGTCCTCTTCGGTCGATGGTATCGCAGCCCGCTATGGTGTCTCGCTCGACGTCAATGGTTACGTGACTGGCTTCGTCCAGAATAACAACGGCACCACCGGCACGTTCGACATCCTCGCTGATAAGTTCCGCATCGCTATCCCCGGCTCGTTACCTGTTCAGGTGTTCGCGGTCGAAGCTGGTGGTGTGAAGATCAACGGCAACCTGATCGTCAGTGGCTCTATCACCTCGAACTCACTAGCGGTCGGCGCGGTAACCACCACGGCTATCGCTTCGAATGCAATCACGCAGTTCGATCAGGAGCTGAACTGGAACCTCATCATCGCTCGTACAGCGACCGGCACAGCAGACAGCCCCGGTGTCGACATTCCGAACCCCACAGGGTCCGTGAAGGTGGACGTGAGCTGCAACCTGACAGTCGGTACGTTTGCGAACGATACGACCGTCGACGTCCAGCTCATCCGTATCTCCGGTGGCGTAACCACCTACATCGGTCAGCCCTTCAGTCGGCAGTTCGGTGAGAGCGGGTATCTGACGTTCTTTGCGATGGACACTCCCCCGGCAGGCGTAGCCGCTACCTACAAGCTCAGGCTTACGAAGGGAGCCGGCGGTGACGCAGCAACAATCTCAGGCGGTCAGCTCTTGGCTGTCGAATACAAGAAGTAAGGAAACACATGAACCTCGATCAAGCAAAGCAACAGCAGCTCACCCTGCTGGCACGTAAGGCTCTCCTCAACGATGAGCTGAAGCAGATCGATGTTGGCCTCGGTCAACTCGCTGCAATCATCCAATTCGCTGAAGCGAACGCTCCGAAGCCGGAGCCTGAAGTACAAGCATAAGGAACCAACATGGCCGATCTACTGACCAACGCGCAGCTGGCGCAGTTGATTAATGACGCCCTCGCCAAGTGGAACGCTCGGGAAGCCGAGCAGTACGCATGGGTCAGCGGGTCGGCCACTGGTGGCCCCAACGGGGATGGCCGTTTCCCCCTATCCAACGGCTCTGGCAGCTCGAACCTGATCGATAGCCCCGCGAAGCTCGCAGACCTCCTCAATGGTCCTGCAGCTCTCGCTGGTGCTGCTCGGAATGAGGCCCAGGTTTTCCGTGATGCAGCTCAGTCCGCAGCAACCGCTGCGTCGACCGACAAGACACTCGCGAACAACTATAAGCTGGCGGCGCAAGACGCTCGTGATCTGGCAATGCTCTACCGGGACCAGACGGCTGCTCTTCAGGCGACCGTAAGTGTTTCGGAAGCTGCTGTGGCTGCTGCTCTGGCGTCGGTCAAGACCAAGGAAGCGAACGTCATCACCTTGCATGGTGAAACGCTGGTAGCTCGGGACGTTGCAGTGACTGCAAAGATCGCTGCGGAGGCTGCAGCTGCTCTGGCAGCAACCTTCAATCCCAACGATTATTACACCAAGGTCGCTGCTGATGGACGCTACCTTCAGCTTACGAACTTCACTTGGGCGAACCTGTCTGGCAAGCCAGCGACCTTTGCTCCCTCGGCGCACACCCACCTGATCTCCGAGATCACCGGGTTACAAACCGCGCTTGATGGTAAGCAGGCTGCAGGCTCTTACGCCGCAGCTGTTCACTCTCATGTGATCGGTGATGTCACTGGCCTCCAAGCCGCGCTCGATGGGAAGCAAGCTGCTGGCTCCTACGCTGCCGCTAGTCACACCCATGCGATTGCCGAGGTGACCGGCCTCCAGGCTGCGCTCGATGGGAAACAGGCAGCCGGTTCATACGCCTCGGCAACCCACACTCACATCATCGCAGATGTCACTGGTTTACAAACGGCGCTGGACGCTAAGGCCCCCTTGGCGTCCCCATCGTTTACCGGCAACGTCGGCATCGGGGCTACCCCATCGTACCGCTTGCACGTTAACTCCGGCGCAGAGACGACGGTAGGGTTCTTCCAAAGCACCGGCACGAGTTCGTTCATCGGTCTGTCTAACGCCAACTACACTGCATATCTCGGCAGTTTCAACGACGGCTCCTTCCGCATCCAAACCGCTGGAAGCGGGTTCAGCGATAAGCTCACGGTCGGTATAGCCGGTGACGTCACTGCCAGTGTCGACCTCCGCGCACCTATCTTCTACGACAGCGCCAACACCGGTTGGTATCTCGACCCTGCGTCTACCTCGAACCTTAACGGACTGCTCGTAAGTGGCCGTGATATGCGCCGCTACGGTACGAACCGCTGGATTGAGTTCACGGTCGGCGGGGATGCCAACACCTATTATCCGGTGTTGCTCCAGACCCCCTTCTATCTCTTTGAGTTCGCCAAGTGGTCGATCACTCGCCACTATGCAGACCCTGCGCCTTGGGACCCAATCGGAACCGGCGTACACCGTGGGGGCCTGACCCTCACTTGGTGCTGGTCCGGTGACGGTGCATGGGGTGGTAACGACAAGGCCTATCGCATCGATCAGTTCAACGAGACCTACACGACGATGGTTGCTGGTATGCAGTTATCGGTCAATGGGATGATCGTCTGGCTGCGCGGTGGTGGTGCTGTTTATAAACTCCACGGCCCCGGCGGCTTGGACAACACGGTGTCGGTGAACCTAAGCACCTACACGGCGGCCAACGGCGCTACGTTCTCCCCGCGCTCTTACGATTCTGGTTTGGTCAACACCGAGATTATGTCGAGGTTCCCTATCCGCAACAACGGACAGGGCGGCGAGCTGTGGGACGGTAACACCCGTGTCCTCTCGGATGACCGTTGGATAAACAGCAAGTACTTCGGAAGCAACGGTACAATCTACGGCGGGACGTTCTACGACTCCAGCAACAGTGCCTTCTATGTGGACCCAGCTGGTAGTTCGTACCTAAACACCGTCAATGCCGGGATTATAGTAGCCCAGTCCTCCAACGACGCTCAGTTATACCTGAACGGTAATGGAACGTCTTGGGCGGGTATTGCTTTCACCGACGTCAGTAATGGCGATTACCTCTGGTATAACGGCTCGACTTCTACCTTCGCAGTAGGTGGTGGGGGCGCAACCGGCACCAACAAGAAGCTCCACGTCAACGGCGGTGCCACAGTTGGTAGTGGTCTCGCTACCTCTAACGTGTCCGCGAATGGTCTACTCGTGGAGGCGCGGATTGATGCGCCGATCTTCTACGATAGCAACAACACTGGGTACTACCTTGATCCGGCAACCGGGTCGAAGATACGTGGGCTGTTGGAAGTAGAGGGCGACCACTACAATACCGAAATCCGCCTCACGGCTACGGGTTTGGGGTCTGGTGTGAACTCGGCAATGTCGTGGTGGGTATCGGAGCCTAACGTCACTTGGAACGCTGGCGGCTTTGGCTTCAACGTGACAAATGACGGTGGTACGCCGAATGGATTCGGACGCCTGAACACCAGCTTTGGTCAAGCGTATACCCGCTACACTACTGACGGGGATATGTTGTTCTACTGCACGAACACCAGCGGTACTCGTTACAACGTCCTTTCGATGTATTCCAACAACACCATCGGTGTTGACAATATGTTGTATGCGGTTGGCTCACTTCGAGCGCCAATCTTCTACGACAACGATAACACCGCCTACTACCTCGACCCAGCCTCGACGGGCACCTCGCTCAACGTGGCAGGCTCCATCGTGGCCGCAGGAAACGTCACGGCATACTCCGACGCTCGGCTCAAGGACAACATCCAGACAATCTCTGGTGCGGTCTCGAAGGTCCTGCAACTCAACGGAGTGACCTACACGCGCAACGACCTCGCTGATACGACACGCCGGTACGCTGGCTTGATCGCGCAGGATGTCCAGAAGGTTCTCCCAGAGGCCGTGAAGGACATGGGTGGTACCCTCGGGGTGGACTATAGTGCCACCATCGGCCTGCTTGTCGAAGCCATCAAAGAGCTGACGGCTGAAATCGAAACTCTCAAATCAAAAGGATAACCTATGGATTACACATGGGCGATCACGAACATAAGGAAGGGTCCCTCCGGGGACCTTTCCGATGTCGTGCTTCACGTCCGGTGGACCCTCACCGGAACCGACGCAGATGGCGACACGGGTGCCTTCCAAGGCGCAACGCCCCTCAGTCCTCCCACAGGGAACTTCACGCCCTTTGAGGAGCTGACCGAGGCACAGGTGATTGGTTGGGTTCAGGCTGTGGTTGTCGGTGATTACCGCGACCATGTCTATGGCCAGATCGCCAAGCAGATCGCTGCAAAGAAATCGGCAGTGGTCGACATGGGCGCTGAAGAGCTTCCATGGGCAACCCCGGTCGTAACCCCGGCGGCACCAGAGTAAGATGACCCTCCAATCCTCGGGGGCGATCTCCCTCGGGGACGTCAACGTAGAGCTAGGGCGCTCCTCGACCGCGAATATCTCCCTTGGGGAAACTGCGGTCAGGACCCTAGCCGGTGTCTCTTCTGGGCCTATTTCGCTCTCACAGCTGTACGGCAAGTCCAACGGACCAACATTCACTCCTGATGGTGGCCCAAGTGCTGCAGAGCAGGTTGTTATCAACGTCTCTGACCCGACCTTCGCTACGATCACAATCACCTGCTCTGAGACAGCCGTATGGACGTGGACACGTTCACCAAACATCGGAACCTGCAACGTCGCAAGCGGTGGCTCGGCAACGAGCATCACCATGGGACTTACCCCAGCGCCGGTCACAGGTGCCTACCGCAGTACGGCATATACCCTATCGGCAACCGCAGGGGGTATTACACGATACTGGTACATTACACTGGGAGCGGGGCCGTAAGGCCTCGCCCCTTTTCTACCCTGAAAGTAACAAAAGGATGACATGGCAATCACTTAGAGACCACCTCTTCCAACTCGTCGCAGGTGCGGCGGTCCTCGGCGTGGGGACGGCGACGATGACCAACTTGGTCTCTGATGCCCGTCAGTCCGAGAAGATCGAACGCTTAGAAGAGATCGCACCAAAGCTCGACAAGATGTTGGAAAAGCAAGCAGAAGCCAATGAGCGCCTCGGGCGCATCGAAGGTAAACTGGAGGTAACCCAATGAGCCGCGCTACTGAAGAGCTGCTGGCACAGCTCCACAATCTCGCAGCGACTACGCTGCTGAACGAAATTCAACGAGCTGTTGAAGCTCGGGACGAAGAGGGGAACCCGGTTCCGGTGAACCCCCAGTT